AAAATAATACTCCAAAACCTATTTATTACTATCCGTGAATATGCTTGACTATTGGGAAGACCATCATTACGAGAAGCCACTTCAGAAGCATCGGGAAGAGATGAAAAAGAAGCCTGATGCTATCAATCACCCGGAGCATTACGGTGGCTCAGAAAGCACCTATGAGGCCATCAAGGTCATTGATGCTTGGAGGCTAGACTTCTGCCTTGGCAATGTAGTCAAGTACATATCCAGAGCCGGAAAGAAAGGCAGCAAGCTGGAAGACTTACGCAAGGCTCAGTGGTATCTAAACCATGAGATTGAGAGGCTAGAAGGAGGATGCTTTTAAGGTCTCACAAATCCCTGCTGGATCAGACCGGCATTATCGCAATTAAAGCATAGGCCTTCACCTCTCAGGTTAAGCTGTCTTGCCCATATTGCTAGGCTCTGATTATAGCCATCAAGGAAAGTAGCCATTGCCCTCTCTGTAAACTCACGATTGCTCTGAGCGAAGTAGTTAGCCCTCGGTGAGGCTACCTTCTGCCAAAGTATCTGATAGCAGAGCAGGTTTGCCCAGGCATCCAGAAGAAACTCCTTCTGCTGGCAGATAAATGAGTCAAGGCTGCACAATAGCTGAGCATCTATGTAGATGCCTGACTGACTGTTGTCTTGTGTCCATGAGTCTCCAAACCCATAGCCTAATGGAGCAGTAACAGGGAAGATGCTCCAGCCATTGCGCCATAGGTAGGTGAATCTGGTAGCACATTCTAAGTCCATCTGATTCCAGCCCCAATCAATGAAGAAGCCTGAAGTGGTGGGCAGGTTGGTGCAATCCATAGCCACCATGATGTTAATCTTATCAAAGTCCGAATAGAACTCATTATTGACTGGCAGATAGTTCATGCCCTCAACAAGGTCAGCAGTTCCTTGATCTAGCACCTTGCCATCCTGAGTTTGGAATATGTACCAAGGCACTCCGGCAACAGCTGGGCCAGCATTGTAGACATAAATCTGCTTAACCCTTAGTGCCAGATACTTGCTTCCCTGAACGCTCACAAATGCTCCTTTAAGAATTGCCTCCGCTGGAACAGTTGTAATCTGCTGCCACTGCTGAACAAAGTTCTTGCTTGTCTGGAATAGCACCTGATCTAGCTGAGCCTCTGCTGATGTGAATAAGGCAGACTGAATGTCTCTCTTGATTCTCACATAGCTGACAGCCTGAGCTGAGTTCCACATGCCGACATAAGACACTTGCTCAGGAGTTGCAATCTTATCGAGCAGCTCCGAACTCATGCCCGGATAGTCATTGATGTAGAGTCCAGACAGAGGAGCATCAGCTGTGCATCCTTTTAGTCCAATGTAATCTTCTAGGCAATTCATATCACAAAGTTAAACATTATCAGCACTCCCAATATTAGGTGCTGTTATTCTGAATATCTTATTGGTCAGTGCAACCCATGCACTAAGCACTTGGCCCAGAATGAACATTAGCACTGAATCTGATTGCTCTACTTTTTGGATTTTATACAGCCAACCGACTCCAGCAAGCAGGCCAACAAGCACAATAGAGGTGCAGGTGTAGGCATAGACCTGCATGCGTTTACTGAACAGTGCATGGCTCACATGCCGGGAATAAGGCTTTTCAGAAGCCCTCCCACGAACTTGCCCCTTCTCTCTGCCCTGTCCTGCTTGATGCTCTTGTTCTGCTGGCATGAATCGAGATAAATGACTGACTTACCTAGGCCTTTTATTTGAATTTTCATGCTATCAACAGACTCAATCATCCGATTCTGCCGGATGTTAGAATTGGTCAGCCTCTCCTGATTCATGGCTATCAGATTGTCAATCTTCTTATGGTTTACATTAGTAACATAAACGTCACCTCCGATGTAGATGACAACTGCTGCCAGAATAATTGCGAACTCCTTTGATATGCTCATCTGAATAAGTTTTTAAATTTCTGAAATAGCTTCTGATAACCATTCATATCTACCAGCTTCTGACTATCATCATAATATAGGACAGTCTCCAGCATTCCCTTGTGCATGTCAATGGTCATCCGGTATAGCCTATAAAGTAGAATGATTGACCATCCATGATGGTACAGCCACTCCTCTCCTGGGTTGTAGAAATGAGGCTCTGGGTTAGCCATCTTAGTCAGTATAATAGCTCCGTAGGCAGGAGTATCATAGATAAATTTCACTAGCTCCTCCCTTAATTCGTGAGTCATAATATTAGTAAGTCCAGATGACCTTCGCAGGCTTGGTGGGATCGCAGTCAGCGTGAATGAATGTGCTGCTAACTCCAATTCTAGTAATACCGGATTTCAGCAAGCTATCAATTATCACAAATCGCTTATCTCCATCTGTGCAATGAATATCAGCTGCCCATCCCTGACAATGGCTACTTGATTTTACTCCCTTCACTTTAGCATTATGAGCTTCTGTCCGGTAGCCTGAGTTAATTTTAAATGGCACTCCAGCTATTGCTCTGGCATTGTCAAGCATCTGCATGAACTTAGGCTGCATCTTAGCCCCTGAACCAGGAGCATCAGGTGAATCAAACTCTGATAATTTAAAGTGCTTGAGTGGAAATTGCATGACACAAAGTTACTTGATGCGAGTGAATTTTTTAGCTGCACTTTTCACTGACTTTTTGCCAACACAGCCCCAAGCCTTGCGGCTCAAGTCATTGGCACATGGTGGGTTCTTGCATTTCTTTATGCCCGATGACCTTGCACAATAGTTATCACCTTTAGGTGTGCCAGGAGCAATAGAGTAGCCCTTAGCACCAAAGCTCACTGTCTTGCCATTTACTTTGGTCTTAAACTTCTTGTCTGCCATTATCTTCCTTGTCCTTTATACTTCTTCTGATTGCCTGCCTTTGGCCCACTTGACTTACTGTGCTTGCCTTCTCTGCGCTTCCCGAAACTGATTTTAACTGATGACTCTTTGGATGCCTTTTTCATGAGGTAAATATCAATAATTATGTGCTATTATTGTAACCCCTTATGAGTCTTGAAGATAACTATTTCAGAGCGAGAGCTAAAGTTTCTCAAAGTGCTGGCAACAGGCAGACACTTTTTGAAAGATCAGGTAAATCCTGACCGCCCCTCTGTTGCTAGGTGGGGAAACACACAAGCACAAGCTGACTTATTAGGTGTACTCGGTGAGTATGCTGTGGCCAAGGCTCTCAAGCTGCCATTTGACACTAGCATTAACCTTGAAGGTGATGGAGGCAGCACAGACCTGATGCTGGGTGAATATGACATTCAAGTTAAGTCCACCAAGTATAAGACAGGCAGATTGGTCTTTAACAATCGTAAGGAGATAGGAGCTGATGTGTTTATATTATGCTGGGTGAACGAAGAGGCAATGGAAGTAACTATATTAGGCTACATTCGGAAGCAATCAATCGAAGATTGCTTAGTTGAAATGAACCTTGGGCATGGCAAGAGGCTAGTAGTGGAGCAGAAGTTCTTAAAGCCAATCAGCTTACTGACTGCTTACCTGGAGAAATTACCTTAGCCCTGTTCTGCCTCTCTCCTTGGCTGACTCATATTGCTCTTTAGCAACAGGCCAGAGCTGATGTCGGCAGTTGTAGCCTCCACGGTAGCTGAATATAGTAGTGCTGTTAGTGCCAGCCATGCGACCTTGCCAGCCTTTAAGGTTAGGCCACTTCTGGACTTCTTCCTTAGTGAAGAACCTGCCTGCTCTAGCCACACAGAATGGCCTTGAGTCCTGAATTAATGTGCCTTGGTATAGGTAATACTCAACATCTAAATCCTCGGCAATCGTCTGGATGTACTCAGCATTAAATGTCATCACTGAGTCATTGGTAGTCTGCTTTATGTATCGCTCTAAAAATGCCTTCTCAGTATCAGTTCCCTCAATGAACTTTCTCAAGGTCTTATTCAGCTCAGACCTTGTGCCAATCCCTGCAATGTTGTCCTTTAGCACTTCCTGAATTGCTGTGCCAAAGTTATTCCTGATGCCAGCTCCAAGGAGTGCATCCTTGGTAGTGGCTATATTGGTCTCCAGAATTGCTTTGTAAAGCTCGGTCTTAGGCTTAAAGTCATCAATGATTATGCTTATGTAATCATTAGACAGCTTAGCAAGCTGGTCAAACCCGGCAACCACTTCAGCCACTTGTGCCTGATAAAGGCTATTATTAACAATCGTGTCTGAGATGTCCTTCTTGAGCTTAATCATCTCCTTTAATGACTTCGCCCTATCCTTGGCATCTAGGCTGAGATTGCTGGCTAGGTCAATAACCTGGTCTGATAATTTAGCAAAGACTTTAGGAAGCGCATCATCCATGCGCCTCTCAATAGCCATTTGAAGCTCCTGAATCTTCTTGATTAACTCAAGCTGTCTCTCGGTCATACTTGGTCATCTGGACTTGATGAGTCCTCAACATCATCCATTAGTGGCACTAATCCAGATTGAATCTCTGCCATCTTAATTGCTGCCAAGGCATAGACATCAGCTCTCTGCTGTTGCACAGGCTTATCATACCATCCGGCATTCTCATCCACTTTCTGCATGACAAATGCCGCTAGGTTGGCACTCAGGATGTAATCCAACTGAGTGCAGCCATTAGATGCCAGCAGCACAGTCTTTTCATCTGTGCTTTTAAATGGTAATGGATCAAGCTGACTCAATATCTTCAGATATGTTTTCTGAATGCTGTTTTCTCCATAGAGTTTTTCCACATAGTCCTTCTCAATCCCTGCTGTGATAAGTGGATTAAATTTATTAATCATTGCCTTAGATAGCTGCTCAGCTACCATGTCGGCAGTCATCACATCATAGTCAGTAGGCACAGTAATCTGAGGCAGAGCAGCCATCACTTTATCACTGTCCATCAGTGATGAACTGAAGAGCGAATTGTAACGCTGGTACATGATGTAATAGCAGACCTTCCGATAAACTTGCGCCAGATGCACAGTCACGGAGAAGCAGAAGGTATTAAGCTCCTTACGGTCATACTCCTTGGCTATCCCTGACTGAGCTGCCGGAATCTGACCGAGTAACTCAAGGCCAATGGCTTTGAATCCTTGAAACTCCTTCTGAAGAATGTCCTCCTGGAATAGCTTAACAGTTTCAGTTGGCCTCTCAATGTAGCCAGCTGGAGGCACAGGCGGCACAAGTGGGTTGGGATTGACAGCACTCACTCTGTCAATGTTGATTTCCATCAGGCCAAAAGGTGATGAACTTGCCCTTCCAGAACCTTGGCAGTCATTACAGCCTATCTTTTCATCCTTGCGGTTAGTCCTGATGCCTGTGCCATTACAGGTTTTACATGGTGACATCTTCAATGCCCACTTCTGAGGCAGGGCATGAGTTGCCCATAATATATTTAGGTCATCAGTCCTGAATAAGACCTCATTCCAAGCTGGCAAGCATGGAGCAAGAACTGAATCAT